GCCAGCGGCCATCCCCGCCGTATCGGCGACGACGCCCTGCGTGCCCTGCCCATCTTCGAGTTCAACCGCGTCAGAGGCAAGGCCCGCTCTTTTTTGCTGGCATCGGAGCTGTAACCGGCGACGGCGGCGTCTGGCTCCGCAGGCAATGTCTTACGATGGCGAAAACCAATCAGACCCCCGTTTCCTACTGGCTGTCGCTGCCCCTGCCGTCCCTGTGCAAGTGGATCAAAGTCAGCAACCAGCTTGTGAAGGAGGCGCGGGAGCGACGCAAGAATAAATAAATCTGAAAGGAGGGCCGTCTATGGCAGGCCGCAAAGAGTATGAGATGCTATTCCAGCTGAACGCGCAGCTTGGAGGCAGTTACAGCAAGACCTTCAAGGCCGCTCAGCAGGAAATTGTGTCCATGCAGAAGGAAATCCAGGCCCTCTCCAAGACACAGGCGGATATTTCCGCATTCCAAAAGCAGCAGGCAGCCGTAGAAGCGACGCGGAAGCGGCTGGAAATGCTGCGGCAGCAATATGACAATATTCAGCGGGAGATGGAGGAGACCGGCAACGAGTCCGCCGACATGAAGAACAAGCTGCTGGCAAAGCAGCTTCAGATCGACAAGACCTCAGCCTCGCTGGAGAAGCAGACGGCAAAGCTGAACGAGCTGAGCGGGGCTTTGGAAGAGGCTGGCATCAATACCGACGACCTCTCCCACAGCTCCGAGCAGCTTGCCGGCAAGATCGACACGCTGAAAAAGAAGCAGGGCGAGGCCGCCGATAAAGCTATGACCTTCGGCGACAAGGCGGGGCAGGCCTTTAATCAGGTACACGAGGCCATCGTGGCCGCAGGCATCGCCGTCGCCCTGAAAGAGATCTACGAATACTTCGCCAGCTGCGCGCAGGCGTCGATGGACTTTGAGAGCGCCATTACCGGCGTCGCCAAGACCACAGACCTCACAGACGAGGAACTGGCGGCAATGTCGGATTCCATCAAGGCGCTGTCCACGGAGATCCCCGCCACCACAGAGGAGATCGCGGCGGTAGCCGAAGCCGCGGGACAGCTCGGCATCCAAAAGGACGCCCTGCTGGACTTCACCGAGATCATGACCATGCTCGGCACTGCCACCAACATGACAGCTGACGAGGCAGCAACCTCCCTTGCGCGCTTCGCCAACATTACCGGCATGGCAACGGACAATTACGGACGGCTCGGCTCTGTCATCGTTGACCTTGGCAACAACTTCGCCACGACGGAATCCGAGATCGTGGCGATGGGTACGCGCCTGGCGTCGGCGGGTAAGCTGGCCGGACTGACCGAGCCGGAGATCATGGCTCTGGCTGCGGCGATGTCCTCTGTCGGCATCGAAGCCGAGGCGGGCGGTACCGCCATGACCCAGACGCTCAACGCCATTGAAAAGGCCGTTGCAAAGGGTGGGGACGACCTTGCGGAGTTCGCCCGTATCGCGGGTATGTCCTCCGAAGAATTTTCTTCTGCGTGGAAGAACGACGCCATGAGCGCCCTGACTTCCTTCATCGGTGGGCTCGGCAAGCTGGACGAGCAGGGCGAGAGCACCGTCCTCGTACTGGAAGACCTGGGTCTGACCGGCATCCGGCAGAGCAATATGCTCAAAGCCCTGGGTCTTGCCGCAGACCAGATGACCGGCGCGGTGAACACTGCAAATACCGCCTGGCAGCAGAATACCGCCCTCACCAACGAGGCCAACAAGCGCTACGCCACCGCGCAGAGCCGGTTGACCATGATGCAGAACGCCTACAACAACCTCAAGGTAGCCATCGGCGACGCCTATACTCCCGCGCTCAGCGAGGCTTACGGCGTCGGCACGAAGGTCCTCAACAGCATTACGGCGTTCATTCAGAAGAACCCGGCGTTGGTCAACGCCATCACCGCCTTTGCAGGCGTGATCGGCGCGGTCGTCGCCGCACTGGCTGCCTATGCGGTCGCTGCAAAGATAGCCGCAGCCGCCAGTGCCATTCTCACAGCGGCGATCCCCGGCGTCAATGTCATCATGGGCGTTACCGCTGCCGTGGCCGCAATCACGGCGGGTATCGTTGCCCTGGCCACCGCTGCGGCGAATGACGCCGTACCCAGTGTGAAGGAGCTGACCGAAGCCGCCCGCGGAATGCGGGAGGCGATGGACGAGGCCAAGGCCACCTATGATGATACCGTTACCTCCACCATGGCCGCTGCAGGCGTCGCAGACACCTACATCGGCAAGCTGGAGGAGATGGAAGCGGCGGGGCTCAATACCGACGAGCAGCACAGGCAGTACCACAACACCCTGGCTCTGCTCTGCCAGGTGGTGCCGGAGCTGGCCGATTATATCGACCTCGAAACCGACACCATCAATGGTGGCACCGAAGCGCTCCGCGCCAACACCGAGGCGTGGAAGCAGAATGCCATGCAGCAGGCCTATCAGGATCAGCTCACCGAGCTGTACTCCCAGTATTCCGCCGTGCTGATCGAGGCAGAAGAAAACAGCATCGGACTCACCAAGGCGCAGTACAGTCTGGAGGCCGCCCAGCAGAAGCTGTCTGATACCTACGCGCAGATGGATGCGCTATGGGCAGACGCGCAGAAGCAGGCGGATGCCTATTACGACCAGTACGGCTATTACACCGATGCGACCGCTTTTCTCTCGCAGGAATACTACGACCTGCAAAACTCCATCTACGACACTAACAACGAGATATGGGCGGCTGAGAAGTCCATCAAAAATTACAACAAGGCGATGGAAGAGGACGCAGACGCCGTTTCCGATGCTGAGGCGGAGATCGCCCTCGCGGAAGAGGCGGTCAAGAATCTGACCGCCTCCATGAACGAAGGCACTGGCGCGTCCGAGGAGGCTGCTGCACAGGTCAGCGAGTTCCAGGCTGCCATCTCCGGCGTGCAGGAAAAGATCAACGCCCTTGTGGAGTCCTACAACGAGGCGTACAGCGCGGCATACGAAAGCATATCCGGACAGTATCAGCTTTGGGACGAGGCCGCAAAGGTCGTTGCAACCAGCGCGGGCAGCATCAATTCCGCACTGGAGAGTCAGATCACCTACTGGCAGGACTACAACGCCAACCTGCAATCCCTGACTGACCGCAGCACCGACATCGAGGGGCTGAGCGACATGATCGCCTCCTTTGCTGACGGCAGCTCCGACAGCGTGAACGCGATCGCCGGCATGGCAGGCGCCACCGACGAGCAGCTGTCCACGATGGTAGCCAACTGGAAGACTCTGCAGCAGGAGCAGCAGAACGCAGCGGGGAGCGTAGCCGACCTCAAGACCGACTTCACGGCCACCATGGACGAGCTGCAGACGGCGCTTGCTGAGGACATTGAAGCGATGGACCTTGGCGACGAGGCCAAGGCAAGCGCGCAGGCCACCATTCAGGGCTTTATCGACGGAGCTGTCGGTATGCTGCCACAGGTGACCGCTGCCTACAACCGCGTCGCCGCCGCAGCCAGAGCCGCACTGTCCGCGTCCGGTACCGGAACGGCCGGCAGCATTCCCGGCTACGCAGTTGGTACGCAGTCCGCCGCACCCGGCTTTGCCCTCGTCGGCGAAAACGGCCCGGAGCTGGTCTACTTCAACGGCGGCGAGCAGGTCATGACCGCCGAGGAGACCGCCGCTATGCGCGAGAGCATGGAGATCCAGGCCATCACCTTCGCCCCGCAGCTGCTGGAGGCACTGCACGCCATCCATGGCGACGGCGCGCTTTCGGCAGAGCCGGGCGCAGGCTCCGGCGCCGGATCGGTGGAGCTGCAGATCGTGTTTCAGATCAACGGCAGCGCATCGCCCGAGACGTTGGAAGCTCTGCGTGAGTACGGAGACGAGTTCGCCGAGCGCGTCCTTGAAGTCATGGAGGAGGCCGGCATCGACACCGCAAGGAGGGCCTACAAATGAGTAAGACCTACACCACCATTCAGGGCGATATGTGGGACAGCATCGCCTTCTCCCAGCTGGGGAGCGAAGCGTACACCGACCGGCTGATGAATCTCAATCCGCAGTATCTCGGGTACTACACCTTTCCGGCCGGGATCGTGCTGAAGCTGCCCGACCCTGCTGAGGATGTCGGCGACGCCCTGCCCCCGTGGAAGCAGGTGGTCGGATGAGCAGCCCGAATCAGGCGCGCCGCGTCACGGCGCAGATATTTTTCCAGGGCGCGGACATCACCGGCAGTATGCGCCCCTATTTCCTGTCGGCCACCTACACCGACAAGGAGGCGGACGGCACCGACGATCTGCAGCTGAAGCTTCAGGACCGCGATGATATATGGCTCAAAAAGTGGCTGGCCGATGCCATCGATGCAGCAGCCTCCGCAGGGAGCCTGTCCGCGTCCTCCAAGGCCAAGACCGATGGTGCGGCAAAGTCCTACAAGGTCACCGCCAAAAGCGGCTTGAATGTCCGCTCTGGCCCCAGCACCAGCTACGGCAAATACGGTGCTCTGGTCTGCGGCGCGGAGCTGCAGGTCGAGGGCATCGAAAACGGCTGGGCGAAGGTCAGCTATAACGGCAAAACCGCCTATGTCAGCGCATCGTACATCAAGGAATCCGGCGGCGGGGGCGGCGATGCTTCTGCTGCCGCTCCTGCCTCTGCTTCCGGCGCCGGCTTCAAGATCAGCGCCGTGTTCGTTCGGGAGAACTGGACGGGCGGCGGCAGGGATAAGGTGCTGGACTGCGGACAGTTTGAGCTGGACAGCGTTGACGCCTCCGGCCCGCCGAACACCATCACCATCAAGGCGACGGCTCTTCCGTACAGCGCACAGATCCGTCAGACGGAGAAATCCAAGGCATGGGAGGCCTACACGCTTTCCGGCATCGCAAACGAGATGGCCGCTGCCAACGGAATGACCTGTATGTTCCTCGCCAACAGCGACCCGTCCTATGGCCGCGTGGAGCAGTACAAGCAGAGCGACATCGCCTTTCTCTCCAAGCTGTGCCACGAGGCGGGCATCTCTTTGAAAGCCACCAATAACCTGATCGTACTTTTCGACCAGGAGGATTACGAGAAGAAATCCCCCGTGCTGACCATCGTCCGCGGCAGCGGCAGCTACACCAAGCACAAGCTGAACGCGGGAACGGCCGGAACGCAGTACGCTTCCTGCCGCGTCAGCTACACAGACCCCGGCACAGGGAAGTGCATCGAGGCCACCGTCAAGGTCGAGGACTACAACGACAAGGCCAAGAACAACCAGCAGCTGGAGATCACCGCGAAGGTGGCAAGCGTGGCCGAGGCCAAGACCAAGGCCGAAAAATATCTCCGGCTGCACAACAAGTACGCAAAGACCGCGACCTTTACGCTGCCCGGCAATCCGGATATCGTGGCCGGCGTCACAGCCAAGCTCACCGGCTGGGGTGCGTGGGACGGGAAATACATTGTGGAGCAGGCTGCGCACTCGGTCGGCTCGTCCGGCTATACCACGCAGGTCAAGCTGCGCAAGACATTGGAGGGATATTGATGGACGAACTGCAGAATATCCTTTCGAGGCTCGTTCAGACCGGCACGGTAACGGCCGTCGACAGCGCAAAGCGCAGGGCTCGTGTCAAGTTTAAGGACACAGGCATCATTTCGGACTGGCTCTATGTGCTCCAGCACTACGGAGCGAATTTCTACATAGAGCCGGACGCAAAGCACACGCATGAGATCACGGACACCTTCACCGGCGGCGGCACAGCCAGCGAATTCCCCGACCACGACCACCTGCCCGGCTCGCATCTGACCTACTGGATGCCGAAGGTGAATGACCGCGTCCTCTGCCTATACCTTCCGGTATTCAACGGGGACGGTTTTGTGTTAGGAGGTTTTTGAGCATGGGAATGGTCGGCTGTCTGGGCGACATCGTTTTTACGGTGTCTGACCGCACGATCGAAACGATCAATAATGTCACCTGGTCTGGGTCTGCCCGGTACGCGACCCATCAGCGGCACGGCACACACGCCCTTACGGAGTTCACCGGCCTTGACCCCGACAAGATGACCTTCGACATCGTTCTCTCCGCTTACCTCGGCGTTGATCCTATCGCCGAGGTCGTGAAGCTGTGGAACTATGAGCGCGGCGGCATCGCCGTCCCGCTGGTGATCGGCAACAAGGGCTACGGGAAATATCGCTGGTCCGTGCTTGATCACAAGATGAAGATGAAAACCTATGACGGACGCGGCAACGTCACCAGCGCCACCGTGTCCGTCAGCCTGCAAGAGTATCTGAGGGGGTAAAGCTGCCATGAGCTACAAGGTGACCGCATCTGACATCGGCGCGGTGCAGCTCAACGAGACTGACACCGTCCGATCTGTCTTGCAAAATATCGCCATTATCCTTTCCACGCGGCAGGGGACCTGTCCGTTGTATCGCGGCTTCGGTCTTCCTCAGAAGTTCGTGGATAAGCCTCTGCCGGTAGCTATGCCTATGATGTATTCCGAGGTCAAAGAGGCAGTGGAAGAATATGAGCCCCGCGCCGAGGTGGTGAATGTGACCTTTGCGGCCGACAGAAACGCCCCGGGCAGGCTGATCCCTACCGTGGAGGTGAACATCATCAATGAGTGAGAGAAATACGGGATATCAGTTTGTTTCTACCGACACCGAAGCGGTGGAATCGCTGCTGATCTCCATTTACGAAAAAATCACCGGCGTCAGCGTGAAGCCCGCCAGCCCCGAAAAGCTGTTTATCCAGTTCGTGGCCGCCGTGGTGATCCAGGAGCGCGGGCTGAACAATTACACAGGCAATCAGAATATCCCAAGCCGCGCGGAGGGGGAAAACCTGGACGCGCTGGCTGAGCTGTTCTATGTCACGCAGCGCCCAGCGGCGCAGGCTGCGGTCTGCACCGAGCGCTTCCATATCTCCGAGGCACAGACCACGGCGATCCTCATTCCTGCCGGTACGCGCGTCACTGACGCCAGCGGTACGCTGACATGGGAGACGGTCGCGGATGCCTATGTGTCCATCGGCGAGACCTATGCCGATGTGCAGATCCGCTGCCAGACTGTTGGTGCGGTCGGCAACGGCTACGCAGCGGGACAGATCAACACCTTCGTTGACCTGTTCGACTACTGCGAGAGATGCGAAAACCTCACCGCCAGCGATGACGGCGCAGACAAGGCCACCGACGACGAGTTCTATGAGCTGATGCGCGCCAGTCAGGACGCTTACAGCTGCGCCGGAGCCAA